GTTCTTTCTTAAAAGAAGTACACATTGCCTGAGTTATAGCCATTATAGTCTCCTAATAATATTTGCAAGATCTTTATGACCTTGCTGTTCTAATTGATTGCCTATCGTACACATGTGGTTTTTAATGGCCTCTTGCATATAATAAACAATAACCTGGTGACACAAATTTTTAAAGGCATGGGCTTGCGCCTTGATTTGATCGGGAGCTGTGTCAGCCACCGAAACCAATCTATTAGTAGCCATTTCAGCAACTTCTTCTACTGTATGACCTCTACCATGTGTTGTTTTTACACCCAAGTTACCGATTGAAATTTTAAATTCGTCTGTTTGCATCAGTATTTCTCTGGTTCTGGCGGACCAATGTCTTTTCTTCCCGACACACCTGAAGGAACTTTCTCCTCCAAAACATCTGAAAGGTTTCCAACATTTAACTCGCCTTGTTCTAAATATACCACAGGTGGGTTTTCCAATCTATGGTATCCATATAACTTTTCTTCTATGGCTACATTAGTATCTAATAAGGAAGAGGTGGGTGCAACCGAGACATCTATTTTTTGACTTAAGCACTTAGACAACCAAAACTCACAGCAGGCTCTTCCCATCTCGCCAAAATGCACATTCGTTTTATAAGTAAAATCTGCACCAAATATATTTATTGCTCCAACCCGATGGTATAAAGCAAAGGCTATAGCATAGGCAATGGAGTTGTTAAAATAAGAACATCCTGTGGCTTTAATAACCTCTTCTAGTGGAAAAAGAACAATGCCAGGAACCCTGTTGTCTTTTATACAAGAATAGATCGGAATATCTAGTCTGGGCAAGGTTTTGCGCATAACTTGCGTCTGTGGACCAGCGTCAAAAGTATCGAAAAACCTTGTTGCTGGGTCCATAACAAAAGCTCTATCGGCCTTAACAACGGCGCACATTGAGCCTATTGCCCAAACCTCGTCGTATTCTTGGCTGTGGCTAATGGATAAATGATAGTCTAGCTGGCTCTTGCCCATAGCGACAATAGCGATCTTTTTGCCCCCCAGCTTTGTGTTTTCAGTTGTCAAAAATTATTGTTGTTGAGGTGGTGTTGTCATAACCCGTTGTCTGTCAAAACGATTCTCGTCACGAGTCGCTCTGCCTTCCATTAAGGTAGTTAGTCTAATAAGGTTTTCCTGGAAACGCTGCTCAAACAAAGCGGTTTCACTAGGGTCTTGCTTCATAAAAATACTGGCCTCGACTAAAGAACCATATAGCAGCAAATCAGGTGCGTTCTTTGAAACCCAGGTTGTTCCACTGTCTCCAGTAGTAGTCAATGATGCGGGTTGATACAGATAATGCAGTTCAAAAGTTAGGTTAGCGTTAGGTGTCGGACCTAATATAAAAGTGTCATCATCAAACTGGGCGTAATATTTAGGCACCCCCGTCGTTGAAGCGGCTTGTGTGTAGTTCCGCATGAAACTAGGGTGCTTTAGTAATAAAAAAGTATAATTACTACTACTGTCTAATACGGACAAACTTAGTGGGGAAATATAATCCGAAGGGGTTGCTAGATACTGGTTCCCAGAAGTAGCTGTTCCCGTAACATTTTTACGAAAAACATTAAGCTCAATTGAATTAAAAACCCGGTTTTCCGCCTGTTGGATAAACGTATCGAGGGTACTTGTAAAAGTGCTCTCTGTATTATCCATATAATTTTGGATAGCTGTCTTTAGTCCACTGTATGTAAAACTCACGATGTTGGTCCTGCTGTTACTGTAAATCCGCCGCCGGTAATGTCTCCGGTTGTAGCGGTCCCTGTTGAAGTAAATTTATATTCGTTTGCGTCCACAACAGTTATTGTATACCCATTTGCACTTTCAAGCACGGTTGTTGTGATTCCATCGAAAGCAGCCGTCTCTCGGAAACGAACAGTGTCCCCTGTGGTTCTAACATGTTTAAACTCAGTTACAAGAATCACAGCGTTTGCTCCAGAGGCTTCTGTTCTAAAAGGGCTTAAAGGCAGTAATGCTTGTGCTGGACCCACTGAAGCAAAGACTCCTCCGCCTCTTGTGCCCGTGGTCCCTGTTCCAGCAACCGCTGAAAAAGTATAGGTGTCAGCGTCCACTTTCGTAATGGCATAAGAATCTGGGTCCGTTAGTGTTGCGACAGTAAAACCGTCAAATGCTTCTGCTCCTCTAAATCGAACTTTGTCCCCCGTACTTCGACCGTGGTCATCTTCAAACACTTTAATAACCGCACTTCCGCTAGTTGATAGAAACGGATTGTTGGTCAACAACGCCTCTGCAACAGGCTCTATCCTTGCAGGTCTCGGGTCTCGTAAGGCCTCGGGGTCGGCTGCAAAACGAGGAGGGGTAAGTTGAGGGTGTTTGGGTTCCCATTGATCTGGGCCCACTAAAAAACCGTCCCAGGTCTTTCGCATATCTCGTAAACGATAACGAAAACCTGAAATATCGCAGATACCCCATGCCTTTTTGCCGCTTGCAAAAGACATGTCTAAATAATTGTTCTGGCTGGGAGAAACCTAGAACTTACTGTGTCTATGTTCTCAGAAGCGGCTCGTTCCCATTCTTCGTCATACATTGGTTTAAGCAAAGCAACCCTATCTGGGGCTCGTTTAACCGCTATATAGTATGCAAGCCCTGCTGTCATTGCGGGAAGAAACTCAAAGGTTATCTCTAGTGTGTTGGTATAGACCCCAGCATCTTGTATGCGTGTCAACGCATAATATCTAAAAACGTCAGTTGAGTTTTCTGGTGCGGGGTACAGGAACAGTTTAGGTGTTGCGCTTCTTTCCAAATAAAACTGAGTGGACCTAGACTTTGTGTCTTTGTTAGGAAGATAATGATAGTCGCTTCGACTAATCCTATTGACTTGGTAATCCGTTGTTGTGCTTCCGTTAGTGCGACGAATGACCGAAGACAAAACATTAACTAAATCTGCATCTAGGTCATAGCTTGTTGTTCCTTCAACCAAGGCTTCTGTTCTTTCAACAATAAGCCAAAGGTTAAGTCCACGATTAGCCCATTCAGCAAACATAAGGTTCAGAGACCTTCTAGCAGTCTGTAAATCGTATCCGGTTCTTAGCTCTAAGCCACAACGCTCAAAGGCTTCTTCAATTAATTCATCAACGTTCAGGTCAAACGCTGTTGTCCCTGAAGTCGCCATGACTACGGCCTACGGTCTTTTTTCTTGTAGCCGGTGATTCCGCCTTTTGAATAACCCATCATAGGTTTAGCTGTTCCTCCGCCCATAAGCCCTTGTACTTTTTTAGACTTTCCGCTACCTGTGTAATTGGTGCCTTCTTGAGTCCAGTCTTGGCCTTCTCGTATCATTTCTCTTTTTCTTCCTAGTCCTGGCATTCTATTCTCCTAATTAATAGCTTTTTCTAAATTCCGCTACTATTGTGTAATGGTCATGTGCTGTATGCCCGTGAGTTGTTAAATCAACATCTCCGTTTATACCACTTCCTGCATTATTGGTAATACCACCCCATTCTCTAAAGTCATAATGACCCGAAGAGACTCCTACTGCGGCACTTCCACCAAGGACAAGTGCAACAACATTTGTTGAAGCGTTCCATTCAATAGCAACCCTAAAACCTCCGATGTCATACCAAATTTGCGTAAGGACAACTCGTGAACAAGCCGTGCCTGCATCATTAGTATTAAGGCCTGAGACATCTATTTTAGCAACAGACGCTTCTCCTGACCCATCGGAGATATTAGTAAATTTATAAACTAGCTTCCTGTCAGTATCTATAAGTTTTTGACTTGTGACTGCATCAGCCATAATTTACTCCTAGTTAGCCTATATTCATATTAATCAATGAATACTCAGTAGATGCTCTTACAGCCATAACATCGCCAATTTCCGTTAGGATGTTATCGGTTGCTGGTGCAACTCCCCCTGCTGTACCACCTGAACGAACTGCTACATTACCTACAACTAAAGTTCCTACAGTCAATAGTGATGCTGGACCTTTAACAGTGAACCAAGCATAGTAACTGGCTGTTGTATCCATAACAGTAGCGCCCATAATTGCACCTGTTTCTGCTGCTGGTGCAACAATTAAGCCTGTGTTTGGATTAGCAATTAATGATAATTCTGAACTGGTTGTTAAAGCAGTTGCTAGATCATCATAACA